CATGGCAGACACAAGCTAGCCTCAGACGAGAACTGCAACGCGCTGCCGACGACGCAGCATGGGCGGGCGATATGGCACGAGCCGCGGCCCTCGATACACGGCTCACGGCTCTCGACCCGGAGCTCGATCACGAGCTCGTCGTGCCGTTTTAGAATCGTTCTAATCTGGGGTCTGGATAAGTCCTTGAAATATAAGAGATAATTAGTTATTGATCGAATCGATAGTATAGGATATAATAAGACATAATAAGAAAAGGCGACAAAAGCGCCGCGCTGTTGGACATCGTAAATCGGAACTACTCAGATGAGCCGTGGGCCTCTAACACAAGGAGTCACCTATGGACTTTGATAAATCTTTCATTTCTCAAGCGGATCAAACCAAACAAGAGGATCGAGAGGATCGTCTAAAGCATCTTTCCAACTTCATTGGAAAAACGGTCTGCGTCTCTTGGGTCAAAAACCAAGAAGATCTTCGCCACAACTTTGAGCCGCAGATATCGGTTCAAGGTAAATTAGAAGGAAGTGCCAAGACAGGAAGGTTCAGAGTTCTCTTGAACGACGATACCTACTCCTATTTCTACGACGATAACGTCTGGCTGATAGGGTACGACGGGGCTCAAAACGTCACCGATAAGAAACGTCCCGTCATCTTTATCGACTAACCGGTAACCAACTATCACGGCCCACGGTTCTTCTGAGTAGTCCCGAAAACGGGAAAGATAAGCAGGATCAAAGGGTTAGGCCCAAAATAGGGCTTCACGGGCTGGGTTACAAAAAACGGAAACGGTTATATATAGCTCCCAGATTATTTTTTTTATTTTTTCATAAACTACCCGTAACCAGTGTAACCGTGTAACTAGTATAGGTAACCCTATATAATATATAGATTCTTAGGGTACATATTAGCAGTTACACCTTGAATCCAATAATGTAACCATATGTAGAACCCAAATCGGGCTTAATGGCATCTGAGCCGGAAAAAAATATTTTTCAAATTCCTGACTATATACACCGGGACGGGGCTTGGTATAGGATGTACGCCAATTAACTGCCCACAGGATGCCGATGAAAAACAGACCCCACAAGGCCAAGAGCCGAGAGCTTATTGACCGCCCCCTGACCCGGAAGCAGGAGCTCTTCGTGAAGGAGCTTGTTTCTAAGGACGGCCAGATCACAATGCGTGAGGCGGCCATCAACGCTGGGTACAGCGCAGGCGCTGCCCATACCCGAGCTTACGAGCTCACCAACCCCCACATCTCCCCGCATGTATGCAAGGCGATCCGTGAGTATCGGGCCGAGCTCGATGAGAAGTATGGCGTCAGCTATCGCCGCCACCTGCGTGACCTTCAGACCATCCGGGACATGGCGTTGCAGAACGGCGCTTATAGCGCTGCGGTACAAGCCGAGTATCGGCGCGGTCAGGCGCAGGGAGATATCTACGTTAGTAAGTCCGAGATCAGACACGGCAGCATCGACTCAATGTCGAAGGAAGAAGTCATGCGAGCCTTGGAGGAGATCAAACAGAGCTATGCCCCGATCACCATCGATGTTACCCCGGAGTCCGAACCAAATGCCTCGAACCGCTCTAAAGCGAGAGAGCGGCTTCTATCGTCAGGTGAAGGAGGCGATGAAGAGGTACTCGACGAAACTGATCCCGACGAGGATTGAAACGTGGGCGATGCCCGGCGTTCCCGACCTGATGGTTTGTGACGCCGAGGGCCGCTTTCATCTCATCGAGCTCAAAGCCACCACGAACCACGCGGTCGAGCTCCGTCCGCATCAGGTGTCCTTCCTGACCAAGCATCAGCATGCGTCCTGTTGGATACTGGTGAAGCGGCAGCGGGTGATGACCGACCCCGCCCAAGTCTATCTGTATCCTGCCCGGCAGGCCGTGGATTTACGCATGGAGGGTCTGGACAAGGTCAACCCGGCAGCGCTCGAGGAAGAGCCTGTAAACTGGTCTAACATTTTTCGGTTGATCTTTGGGCCGGGGTCCGATAAAAGCGCATAGTCCAACTAACCAAGGAGTCAGGACATGACAAATCTTACCCCCGACGCCAACTGGCAGACTAAGCAACGCGGTACGCTCGAAGACGAATTCGAAATCTTCCTGCACTGCGCCGACGATGGAAAAGGCGGCGACATCACCCGCGACGGAGCGCCCCTCCCCACCTTTGAAGAGTGGCTGGCCCGATGAGCGATACTGCAAGAGACAAGCTCTGGGTCTTCGATACCCTCCAATACCTTGAAATCTACGCCCCTACGTTAGAAGACGCGAGGCGTGAGGTTTACGAAATTGAGAAGCAGACAGGGCTTGAGTTTGATCTCGCCCCGCAGTGGGAGATTTATCAAGCCGAAAAAGAGGAGGACGCGGCATGAACTATCGAATCTATTTTACTTTCCCGGCAGGAGACCGCGCCACCAACGCGCAGGTGTTCGCAACTCGTGAGGAAGCGCTGAACAGCGCCGCCGACCGGTTCGCGGCATGGACCATGCCGACAGGTTATGAGGTCGAGGAGACCGAAGACCCGGTCACCTATCAGTGGAACCGAGATGAGGGAGACGTTCCTATCGAACGGGCCGCGGCATGAGAGAGCCCCTCCCCCTCCCCGCCGTTAAACGGCTCGACCGTATCGTTACAACACTGTTCGCTACGGTCGCCTTCTTTTCGTACCTGTACCTGTACAATCTAACCTTCAATCTGTTCTAAGGGAGAGAACGCATGTTTCTATTCACGTTGATCGGTCGCCTGCTTTACGGCTCGGACTATGATGATCTAGCGCGCCGAGCTAACAGCCGCCCGGTCCGCCGTCGCCGTCGCCGATAACAATCTGTTTCCTTGTGTGAGAACTAGCGCCGCCTCGAGCGGCGCTTTTTTTATTGAGAAGAGGGGTTGTGCGGCATGCGTTTATGTGCGAGAAGATGGGTGCGGCACTTCCGCCGCATGCCTAATAGGAGACAAACCAATGGCACATGAGCTTGATTTTTCCGCAGACGGTCGCGTTGCAATGGCTTACCTCAACGGCGATCAGCCGCCGTGGCACGCTAACGAGACGCGCCCGCAGATTGTGGACCCCGGCGCGGACATCGATGTCTGGGCCGAGGCCGCTGGTCTGAACTACCGGATCGAGGTGTCGCCGAACTACAAGGCGGACGGCACGGCGATTGAAGACTCTTTCCACATCGCCCGGACCGATACCGGCGCGGTGGTCGGGCCGTACATCGCCGGGCAGTGGCGTCCCGTTCAGAATGCCGAGGCGCTCGAGCTTGCGGACAACATCCGCCGCCGTCACGGTTATGAGATTGTGACCGCCGGGGCGTTGTTCGGCGGCTCTAAAATATGGGTGCAGCTTGAGGCGGACGCCGACGCCGTTCTTCCGGGCGAGGACCGGATCACGTCACGGCCCCTGTTCAGCCTGTCCCACACCGGGCGCGAGGCCAACTTGTTCACCGCTGTGAATACCCGGGTTGTTTGCAACAACACCCTGACCGCCGCACTGGCCGAGGGGACCGATTGTGAGCGCCACGATCACCGGGTGGCGTTCGACCCGGACGCTATCGAGACCGCGCTGGGCCTCAATGCGGACAAGTTTGGCGTGTTCGCTGATATCGCCCGCCGCATGGCGTCCCGCGCTATGACCGACGCCGAGGCGCTCGAGTATTTCCGGGGCGTGTTTGGCGGCAAGGAAAAGACCGACGAGTCCGGTCGCGTCCTGCATAGCGTGGCGGTTCGCCGCGCAATGGCGTTTCATCGCGGGCAAGACTTTGTGCCGGTTGGCAAGGATAACGCGGCGGACGTTGCGCTGTATGTTTCCGACCGGCTCGAGCAGATTGCCCGGGGCGCGGCGGTTGACCTGCCCGCCGACGTTGCGAACGCCCCGGCCCCCGGTATCAACCCCGGGCACGACATGGAGTCGGCACGCGGCACCTTGTGGGGCGCGTTCAACACCGTGACTTGGCTGGCCGATCAGCGCCCGACAAAAAACCGGGGCGCGGATCATGGCATTGCGTCAAATCTTTTTGGCGACGGCACAGGCGGCAAGCTTAAAGCTAAGGCGCACACGAAGGCGCTCGAGCTTCTGGCCGCCTGACGCGCCGCCCCATAACTAACAGCACCGCCCGGCCCAGCGCCGGGCGGTTTTTTTTATTGTGAAAAGATAAGCGGGCGCGGTATAAGACAACTCCCACAACACAAGGAGTCATATCGTGG